GAATTTTCGGGTCACTACTGGGGGGTGTTTTTCGTCTTGCGCCAGAGGTACTTAAGTGGCTGGATAGGAAAAACGAGCGGTCCCATGAGATGTCAATGTTTGACAGACAGTGCCAACTCGAAGAGCAGCGCGGCACTCAGAAGCTGGCTGAAATAGGGGCCGTACGGGACGCCGCCGTTGATGTTGGTGTAATGTCGGCGTTTAAGTCCGCCATAGACCAGCAGGCAGAGATGGTAAAAGCAGCAGGCGGGAGCTGGGCAGCGACTTTGTCTGTTTCCGTCCGCCCTGTCGTCACCTATTGGCTTATGTTTCTCTGGTCATTTGTGCACCTGTTTTACGCATTTAGTGCATGGTCAACTGGTGAGCCTGCGGTTACTGTATTTAAGACCATGATGACCCCTGACATGAGCGCTTTGGTAGCGGGAACAGTTAACTACTGGTTCCTTGACCGTACGCTGACCAAGCGGGGGCTTTAATGGACCTTACCCTAGCTGCCGAACTTTGCCGACAGTTTGAGGGGTTTCGTTCCTTGCCGTACCTGTGCCCGGCTAATGTTCCTACCATTGGGTATGGAAGCACGTACTACGCAGACGGGGAAAAGGTCACGTTAAGTGACCCCAGCATGACTCGTAAAGAAGCCGAAAAACTTTTGTTGCATGAGCTAGAGGTCTCGTTTGCGCCCAGTGTGGCAAGGCTTTGCCCTGAGCTATTTGCTGACGCAGTTGCCACAGGGGAGTGGAACAGATTTAATGCCATTGTGGATTTCACATTTAACCTTGGTGGCGGTCGCCTCCAAACAAGCACTCTTAGGCGTAAGATCAGAGCTAGAGACTGGGAAGGCGCTAAACAGCAGCTCTTGCTTTGGACGCGTGGGGGCGGGAGAGTACTACCGGGCTTAGTAAAACGTCGCAAAGCCGAATGCGCTTTGATGTAATCGAGAAGAGCAAACCATGCCATTACAACGTCTTTTTCTGAAACCGGGGATCGATAAACAGAATACCGAGTACGGTGCCGAAGGCGGCTGGGTAGACTGCGACTTTGTTCGATTCCAATATGGCTTGCCCGAGAAAATCGGAGGATGGACGCTGTTTAACGACACCGCTGCCTACCTAGTTGGCCAGCCTAGCCAGATCTTTTCTTGGAACAACTTGGCCGGGATCCCTTACGCTATTTTGGGTACCAATCGGAAGCTGTACGTTTTTACAAACGCACAATGGGCTGACGTTACTCCTGTGCGAGAGACCATCAACAATGTAACTTTTGACACCATCACCGGATCACGGACCGTGGTTGTTAATGCCGCCGCGCATAATGCCATTGTGGGGGACTTTCTGACCCTTTCTGCGGTTACAGGAAACCCCGGAGGAATTTTAAGCAGCAACCTTGATGCGGAGTACCAGATTCAGGCGATTATTAACGCCAATGAATTTTCCATCCTGTCTCCTGATTTTGCGACTTTGACAGAGACAGCGGCAGGGTCCGCGACTGCCACTTTTCAAATTAATGTTGGCTCTGACGTAAATTACTTTGACTATGGGTGGGGAACCGGAGTTTGGGGAGAAGAGACGTGGGGAACTCCCCGCTCAAATCTTGGCTCACAAGGCATTGCGCTGCTTTCCCGCGTATGGCAATTTGACAGCTATGGTGAAGATGTCATATGCCAGTTAGTAGATGGGCCAACCTTTATTTGGCAGCCGAGTTTGGGAACAGGGACCCCTGCTTCTTACGTTCCCGGGGCCCCAACCGCAAGTAAGTATGCGCTTGTTTCAACCCCTGACAGGCACCTCGTTTGCTTTGGGACAGAGACAACCATTGGCTCCGCCAATACCCAAGACCCAATGTACGTACGGTTCTCTTCCCAAGAGGACATAAATGAGTTTATTCCGTCCGCGACAAACACCGCAGGCGGGCAGCGATTAAACGATGGAAGCTTGATTGTTTCGGCTATTCGTTCTCGGGGGCAGGTGTTGATTTTTACCGACACTGCGCTTCATAGTATGCAGTTCGTGGGCCCTCCGTATTCTTTTGGCTTTAACCAATTGGGTGCCAACTGTGGGTGCGTTGGTCCGCATGCTGCAGTAGACGTTAACGGCCTATCCTTTTGGATGGGCGTAGAAGCGTTCTATGTGTTTGATGGTACGGTCAAAAAAGTGCCTTGCACGGTTCAGGACTACGTCTTTGGTGACATTAATCTGGTGCAGTCGCAAAAGTTTCATGTGGGTGTTAACTCCCAGTTTAACGAAGTAACTTGGTGGTACTGCTCTGGCGCAAACGACTTTATCGATCGTTTTGTGACATACAACTACCTTGAGAACACTTGGCATGTTGGAACAATGCCAAGAACAGCGTGGAAAGACGTCGGAACCTATAATAAGCCCCTTGGTTCCCCTTATTTTCCAACAAGTGATGCCCCAACAATTGGGGTAATACATGGGCTAACGGCAGGCAGATCACTGGTTTATAACCAAGAAAGCGGAGTAAATGCTATTAACGAGCCTATTGCGGCGTACTTAAAAGCCGGTTACTTTGATATTGGGGACGGGGATCAGGTCATGTTTATGAAGCGATTTATTCCAGACTTTAAAAATCAAGTAGGAAATCTGACTGTTAATATTTTCTTAAAGCTATACCCGCAAGCCCCCGAGACAGTTGGCTCTATCGATCCGTACGTAATAACTCCACAAACTCAAAAAGTAGACACCCGAGCAAGGGGCCGTCAAATGTCCTTAGAGATTAATAGTGACACGCTTGACAGCAATTGGAGGTTTGGAACTTGGCGGGTCGACATTCAACCGGATGGTTCGAGATGAGCAAAATTAACAACGTGCGGCTGCCTACGGTGGCGTCAAAGGAATACAACTCTGAGCAGTTTAACCAGCTTGTTCGATCCCTTGAACAGGTTATTTTTCAGCTCAATCAAGCTTACACCCCTGTTGTAACGGAGGATAAGGATCAAGCTCAGTCTTGGTTCTTTGGTAACTAATGGCCAATTCATACAAACGATATATAGCCGACCTTCCTGCTGCAACTTCGACAGTTGTTTTGGTCGTTCCAGACGCTTCCACTATGATTGTCCGATCTATATGGATCAGCAACAACAGCGGAGCCTTGTCGACTGTAAAAGTGTCGATGTCTCCCCTAGGCTCTGGGACGCATTATTTGGCCTTTAGCCACGATATTGCTGCAGGGGAGTACTATGACGTCATAGGAACCAAGGCCACAGGACCATTAATCCTTGAAGGGCTTGATCGGCTTAGAGTTGAGTCTTCTGGGGCATATGTTTCGGTCACTGTTTCGGCGCTGCTTGTAGACAGAACATGACAGCATATTGGATAATAGACGCCACACTCGTGTTTTTTAAAACGCGCAGCCCATGAGGCTTTTTGGCACACACACGAAAGGTAACTTATATGGCTGACGCGATGCAAGGGATTATGGGACTTTCACAGGCCCCTACTGAAGAGACAATTGACCCGTCTTTGTTTAGCCCCGTAGTTGAATCTTACGCAAAAAACCAACCCGTTGAATTTGGCAATGACATGCTTAACAGCATGGAAAGCGCTGATCCAGCGCTTGTTAAGCAGTTTAAATCCTATCTCAAAAACATCCAACTACCTGAAGCGGTGCTTGATGCCATGGGGCAGATGGTTGACTTGGTAATGGGCCAGCCTGAACGATACGCTGAGATTCGCGCGGAACTTCTACAGGAGGGCGTCCCTCGTGAGCTTCTTCCAGAAACGTTTGACATGCCGTACTTTGCGGCATTGAACATTGCGCTGGACCAGCTGTCAGGGTCGACGCCTTCCGCTCCCCCCGAGACCCTGCAAATGGCAAAAGGTGGCATTGCCACTTTAAAGCCGTTGGTGGCTGCAATGGGAAATATGGGGCGCAATGAAGACACAATGATGGCGCACATTACGCCTAGCGAAGCGCGGCTGCTTCGTCGACGTGGGGGCAGAGGATCTGTTAACCCTTACACCGGTTTGCAAGAATTCGGCTTTTTCAGCAGTATTACCAAAGCCATTGGCGGAGTTTTTAAAAGCGTAGGAAATGCGGTAACCAGCGCGGTAAAGGGCGTTGTAAAAGTTGTAAAAGACGTAGCGTCAAGCACTGTTGGAAAGATCATATTGACAGCGGCTGCTGTCTATTTTATGGGACCCGCAGGATTAAACTTTGCAGGAACAGCAGGCTCTATCACGGGAATTACCGGTGCGGCTGCGGTAGGAGTAAACACTTTTGCGGCCGCCACTTTAGTAGGACTTGCAGGAGGCCAAAACCTTGGCGATGCCCTTAAAACAGGCGCAGTCTCTGGTCTTGCGGCATTTGGTGGCAGCGCTCTTCTGGGCCTTCCTCCCGGCTATGAGGCCTCCGGTAGCGCGGGTACCAATGTAGCGGGTACTGCGGCTACCGACGTTGCTGCAGCACCTACCACTGTTGTGGATTCGGCACTCGCGGGTCCCGGCGTTGAAATAACCGCTATCCCAGACGCGAGTATAACCACCCAACCACTTCCTCCCATCGCTGCTGTCGAAAACGCGGCAAATTCGGTACTTACACCTAATGAAGTGATTCCAAATGCCACTTCAGTGGTCAATGCTCCTTCAGTGGTCAATGCTCCTTCAAATATACCTGATCTAGTAGGCGACGGAATTAATAAGGCAGGTTACTTCGGAGAAGGGATCAAGGTCCCCGGGGTAACGCCTACGGTTGCACAGAATTTCTCAAGTGGGATTGGCAGCCTCCCTAGCACCGCAGGTACTGCAACCCCGGGCGTATGGGATTCTTTGAAGCAGGGTAATTTTATGGATGCGGCTAGGTCTGCATACAGCAATATTTCTCCGTCACAAATTCAACAGTCTGGTACTGGGGCAGCTCAAGAAGCGGGCTTTAGTGCAATGGAGGCTTTAAAAGCACGCATTCCAAACGCTACCCCAGCTATGTTAGACAGCGCGTATCAGACGGCTTTCAAAACAGCAATGCCGGGTCTGATAAGTACTTATGGTCCGATGGCATTAGCAGGCGTTGCAGCAATGGGCTTGACCGGAGGGTTCAAAAAAGAAGAAGCTCAGCTCCCGCCGGGCTTTGACGGCCCAACAGGTATGGATTTATTAAAAGAAAAACCGGAAACTTACGGGCTTAATTTTGCAGGAGCAAGAACTTCTTACGCATTAAACCCCTATGACTACATGTACCAGACGTCTGTCCCTAAAAAGGCACCGGTAACGGGAGGTGTGGCGGGACTTTCAGGGTATGCTAAGGGCGGTAAGGTAAACCAGTATCCCCGTCGAACAGGCCCCATTAACGGGCCCGGGACAGCCACTTCCGATTCAATTCCTGCCATGCTTTCGGACGGTGAGTTTGTTTTCACGGCAAAAGCTGTACGCGGCGCGGGCAAAGGATCACGGCGCGCGGGGGCTAAGCGTATGTACGCACTAATGAAGTCACTTGAAGGGAAGGCATAATCATGGGCGAAGTCAGCTACACAGGACAGATAGTCCGCGAAGCCCCGGAGATCGAGGCTTATAAGACCGGCATGCTTGCAGAGGCGCAGCGGTTGTACAACACGCAGCCGTTAAACCTTCCTGCATATGAGGCCGCAGGCCAGTCACAGTCACAGCTTCAGGCTACCAACCTTGCAAAGCAGGGTATTGGCCAATATGAGCCCTATATTCAAGCAGGCTCCAACTCTCTGACTCAGGGCCAAAACCTTTCGCAAGCAGCGGCTCAAGGTATTGCAGGAATTAATGTTGGGGCTCAGTTTGGTCAGGCCCAAGACGGCATGGCAGAGGCCATGCGCACAGCAGGGTCCTCTTTGTCCCCTGACTTTACAACGTCGCAGGGTTATCTGACAGGAGCTGCTCAGG